CAAAAAAAAAAATAGAAACATTTGTAGATGTAATTAATATACCTAAAAATAATAAGGAAGCAGTAGATATATTTAAAAAAAAAATATATAATGTTTATGATAAATATAAAGGTAGTAATATAATTAATTTAAATAAAAAAAGTAAATTAATTATTGATTATCAAAATAAATTAACAACTAATATTAATCAAAATAAAGCTCGTTCAGCAAAAATTAGTTCTATTTCGAATAGACCATCTAATGAATTACCTAAAGAATTACCTAAAGCAAAAACAACACCTAAAGCAAAAACGTCACCTAAAGCAAAAACGTCACCTAAAGCAAAAACATCACCTAAAGCAAAGAAAACACCTAAAATTAAAGAAACTTTTGAAAATATAAATCAAGAAACGGAACTTTTAAAAATAAAAGACGAATTAAATATTTCCGAAAATACGATTCCTTATTTATTCTCACGTTCAGTTCAAAATTTTAGTGAAATTGGAAGTATTGATATAAGTAAATTGTATGATTTAATTTATAGAACATTTTATTATAATGAAGAAGATAATTTTGATAAAAATAAGTTTATTTCTGATTTTATTGAACTTTTAACCAATATTGAAAATCGTTTAGATAAAGGTTTTGAATCTTTAACTGAGTTGGGATTTAATAAATTAGATATAAGTCCAGTATTAACACCTGAAGATTATGATATTAGAGGGAATTATTTGTTCAAATTTGTAAAAGATAGAATCCCTACAAAGTAAATTCTTAAATAAATTAATCATCAAATAAACTTTTTTTAGGATTAGGTGAAGAATCTTCATCATCATCAAATAATCTTTTTGAACCCGACATATTTTCTTTTTTTGGAGGTAAGTTAGGAAGTCTTTTCTTTTCCATAATATTAACAAGTTTTTCTATTTCTATTAAAGCTGTTAATTTAGTATTTTCAATATCTGGTTGTCTATGAAACATATTTTCTTCATAATTATTATACATTTCTCTAGGAGTCATTAATTTAATTCCATTAATTTCGTAATAATATACGGGTCCTTTAGTAGTAGTTATATCAAAAGATTTATTACCGTTAACAAAAGTCATTGAATTTTCTGCTTGAGATTGTTTTCTTAAGAAACCATCAAATTTATCTCTATAAATTTTTTCATTATTTATATAAATTATATCTACATCATTAGGAGTAAATTTTAGTAAATCTGTTCTTCCAAAATGTTCTAAATATATTTTGATAGCTTCTGAACCAGTTAAAATCCAATCAGAACCAAAGTAAGCGTTAAACATACCCTTAAATTCATTTATACCACCACCTTGTTGAAGACGACTTAAATTCAAGTATTTTCTCTTATATTTTTTATATTTTTTATGATAATCAATATTAGAATCCATTAAATTATAGTATATTTAATTATAATTTAATAATATTTCAATTATTTTTATAAATTAATTTTTAATCACACCAATTACCAAATCAGTATTTGGATCTCTGATATATTTTACATTACGCCAGATGATATAACCTTGGCACCAACCACCCGATTCAATCAAATCTTCCATAATATTACGAACACCTGTTTTTTTCTTACCAAAATAAGAATGTTCAATAACTTGTCCAGTGAAATTATGTCCAAGTGTACAAGCTTCAACACCATCAACATCTAGAATATGTCCTGAATCTAGTACCAAATTATAATATGCTTTGGTAATAACTGTTTCAATAGTACCAATGTTTGCAGGAAATACCCAGTCATTGTCCTGTTTTATAGGGTGCCAAGGTGTAATTTTACAATTATTTGTTTTTCCTAGTGTTACAATTTCACAAGTGGGTACTACAAATTTCAAAAGGCATTTTACACGATAACCACCCCATACAGTATCATTCTTATCTAGGTTTTTAATTTTTACATAATGACCTTCGCTCATTTTTACTAGACTATCGCCAAGAAAACAACCACCACCTGATTGCATGTAGACGCTCATATCAGGTGCACGTGCTGGTGCTTGCGCTGGATAAGTTGATTGGATTTGCGCATAGTCTCTCTTTTTCCCTGCGATAGATGGTACTGGAGATGGTAGTTCAATAAACAACTTATTACCTTGTTTAATCAAATTCTTAACTGTAGCACCTCCATAAAATTTTGACATTTCATCTTTAAAATTGTTTCCCCATTGGTTACGCTGTGCACTGATTACACTAGGGATATAATGGCGTCCCCATTTAGGAAAATTATCATCTTCAAATGCTTTGGTAATTTGACCTTTGTGTTTATTTGGATTTTTAAAATCAACAAGCAGAGCTGTAGACTTTGTATCAGTTCCATTTGCTTGAAGAAATTCATAAAGAGTATTCAGTTCAGAACTAACATTTCTTCCAAGCTCCTTATCATAAAGAGCTTTCTGAAGAGTTTTTAGAAAGACATCCCGTACACCTACAAAACCAGCAGGAACAATTGGCATATCTTTCTTTACAGTTTTCATTTGACTATCTGTAATATTATCTGTTACCAGTGATACTGTAAACAGATTCTCGGAAGTTGGATCACTAGTTGTAACGTCAAGAATGAAATCCCTAGATTGTCCTCCTTGAATAAATCCTACATTAAAGAATGCAGGAGTTGTATTTGCTGACATACGAAGATAAACTCCACGATATAGACAACTCATTAGATTAGACATTAGGTGAATGAACACTGTTCCTACCATACTACCGTCAGGAATATAATTTACTGTTCCATTACCAGCGTAAGCTAGTTCTAGAAGTAGTGGCATATCAAGAGTATGTCCATAACTTAGTCCAATGGTATGAAGACTAAATTTGACTTCTGCATTTTCTTCCTTCCATTCACGGAAAGCTCCTGAAATACCCATTGGAGGAGAATATTGTTCTTGAGATTCTCCGTCGGTTTGAAGGATAATTACAATATTCTTACCAATATTTTGTTTAGCAATTTGTAGAGCTTGCATTAGTCCACCCCAAATATTTGTTCCACCTGTGGGTTTAATCTTAGGAAGACTTTGCTTAGCAAATGTCTTTCCTGTTGGTGTCATCTTAGTAGGTTGAAGCACAGTAGTTGCTTGATGGTCAAACAGAACAATAGCAAGTTCGTCATCTGGACGAAGTAGTTCAATTTGGGTAGCAACAGAATGTTTAACTAGGTCTTCACGACTAAAATTACCTCCTTCTTCTTCCAATTGATTTTCTGGCACAGCTGCATAGCCCATAGAACCAGAAATATCAATAACATCAATAAATAGAGTTGGCATTGTTGCATCTGGTTTATCTTCCGTTTTTAGGCTAATATGATATTTATTTTCTCCAATACGATTGATAGTCATATCAATAGGTGGAGGTTGATTTTGAGCTGCCATTGCCTGTTGAATAGGTGCAACAGAAGTTGGATTTTGACTTTCTTGAATTAGATTACGCAGGGCAATATTAGGAATTAGATTACGAGAAGTCATTACTTCCCGTGTCATTGGTGACCTATTTTGACCAGAATTTAGCCATTGTTGAATTGCAGTTCTTTCATAAGTATGTCCATCTGGACCAATTACTGGATCAGTCATAATGTCCTGTGTAATAGGACATATAAAAGCAGGATTAATTTCAATATTATTATTTGACATATTAATCTTATATTAGTATTAACTAATTATTTTTTCAATTTTTATATTGTAAAAGCTTATAAAGTACCAATAATATAGTTACATGAATGGTATATAAATTTAAGCTATTTTTACCCAATTCTGTTAAAATACTTTTATCTTGTAAAAAATTCAATTTACTTATATCTAAATGTTGACCTATTATTAAACCACCTAATAATATTGGTAATGATGTATTTAATGGAAACCAATCCATCATTTGGTAATCAATAGAAGCACCAGTTATAACATCAACAATAGGATTTATTTTTGGATAAGTTAAGAATAAACCAATTACTAAAAATATAATAGGTAATATTTTATTTGAAGCTATTACTGATATTAATAAAGTTCCCAATGCTAAAAAGTGTAAAATACCGAAGCGAATAAAATATTTTGGATATAATAAATAAGTTATAAAAGTAATGAATAAACCATGTAATAAAATTTCAGTTGATTTCTTCATTCTTTTTTTAATATGATTTTCTGGGTCTTTTTTGTAAGCCATGTAAACAGAATAACCAGCTAATATTATAAACATTGTTCTAGCTATTATACCAGAACTATTTATTAAAGTATTTTTTGAAAAATTTGTTTGATAATCATTAGACATGTCATAAAAATAAAATAAATGTTGTATCACCATGAAAATAAATGCTATACCACGTAAATTATCTATAATATTAAATCTTTCTTTTTCCATATACATATACTTACAAAAAATTGAAATAATAAAAGTTAAAATGTAAATAATATTAATATGCTAGTGAAATATAATTTCAATAATATTAGATGTAAATTAGGACAGCTTAAAAACGGCGTTCAATATGGAGGACAAAATATTTTAAAAAATCTTAATATTTCAAAAGCAATTATTAATAATATTAATATTAGAAAGAATAGTGATTATTTACAAATTCATAATACTGTTTTGAAAAATATTAATAATAATATTATGAGCATAAATTTAGGAGGTGATCATAGTATATCTGCAGGGACAATCCAACCATTAATTGACACTTTTAAAGATGAACTATTAGTTATTTGGATTGATGCGCATGCTGATATTAATACTATTGATACCTCAACTACAAAAAATACTCATGGTATGCCAGTATCTGCTTTAATGGGATTCATGAATCATTGGTATAAAATTAATAATACATCTTATCTAAAATCTAAAAACCTATTATATTTTGGTATTAGAGATATTGATGAACCTGAAAAAAAATTTATTACTAATAATAATATTCAAAAATATTCAAATTTTGAAAACTTACTTGATAAAATAAATAAACATCCAGCAAAATATATACATATTAGTTGTGATATAGATGCGTTGGATTCATCTGAGATGCCATCAACAGGAACTAAAGTTCCTAATGGATTGAAAATGAATGATGTACTTTCAGTTATTAATCTTTCTAAAAAAAAATTAGTAGGATTTGATTTGGTTGA